CGCTGTGGCGGCAGTACCGGGAAGGGGTGAGGGAGCTGACGGCGGATGGCGGTAGCGATTCCGTCGATGACGCCATTGCCGACCTGTTCGCCGAGCCACGCGACTAGGCGGCGCCCGGAGCGGGAGACGTTCGGCCCGGACCTGGCGAAGATCGCGTCGGCGCTGGGGCAGCCGTTCATGCCGTGGCAGCGCGAGGCCGCGGACGTCGGGTGCGAGATTGACCCGGCGACGGGGCTGCCGGCGTACCGGGAGGTGATCGTCACCGTGCCGCGGCAGTCGGGGAAGACGACGCTGTTCGTGTCGTGGCAGCTGGACCGGTGCGTGTCGCCGCGGTGGGCGCAGCCGCAGCGGTCGGCGTTCACGGCGCAGACGGGGAAGGACGCGCGGGACAAGTGGCTTGACGAGCTGTTCCCGCTGATCCGCCGCTCGCGGAAGATGAAGCCGCTGGTCCGGCGGATCTACGAGGGCATGGGGAACGAGTACATCTCGTTCACGAACGGGTCGCTGCTGCGGCTGCTGTCAACGTCGACGTCGTCGGGTCACTCGAAGACGCTGCACCAGGCGGTGCTCGACGAGATCTGGCATGACGCGGACGGCCGCCGCGAGCAGGGCCTGCGCCCGGCGATGATCACGATCGCGGACGCGCAGCTGCTGGTGTGCTCGACGGCGGGGACGGCGGGGTCGCTGGTGCTGAACCGGAAGATCCGGGTCGGCCGGGAGGCCGCGGCGGCGGATTCGGGGCACGGCGTGGCGTATGTGGAGTACTCGGCGCCGGAGGGCTGGGACCCGCTGGACGAGGCGTCGTATTTCGGGTTCATGCCGGCGCTGTGCCCGGCGCCGCCGTGCCGGTGCGGGGCCGGGAAGTGGCGGCACACGATCACGCTGGACGCGGTCCGGAGCGAGCGGGTGTCGATGGAGCCCGGGGAGTTCGCGCGGGCGTACGGGAACGTCCCGGACAGGTCGGGGACGACCGCGGACCTGGCTGACATGCGCCGGTGGGCCGCGTGCGCTGACCCGGGGTCGGCGGCGGCGGACCCGGTGGCGCTGGCGTTCAGCGTGGCGCCGGGCGGGTCGGGCGCGTCGATCGCGATTGCGGGCCGGCGGGCTGACGGGCTGGGTCACGGGGAGCTGACGGACCCGCCGATGGCGGGCACCGCGGGCCTGGTGGGCCGGATCCTGGAGCTGTGCGACCGGTGGGATCCGTGCGTGCTGGTGATGAACCCGTCGGGCGCGGCCGGGGCCTTCGAGAAGGAGCTCGTCGAGCACGGGTTCGCCACGAAGCCGGAGCCGGGGAAGCGGCTGCTGCAGGTGACGGGCGCCCGGGAGTACGCGCAGGCGTGCGGCGCGCTGGCCGACGACGTGAAGAACGACCGCTGGCGGCACCTGGGCCAGCAGCCGCTCGACGACGCGGTGCAGGACGCGGGGACGCGCCCGCTGGCCGATGCGTGGGCGTGGTCGTGGAAGGGGTCGGCGGCGGATATCAGCCCGCTGGAGGCGGTGACGCTGGCCCGGCACGGGTTCATGACGCACGGCACGGCGGCGGCGCAGAAGCCGTTCGCACTCTGGGGATAGGAGACCTGATGACGGCGTGGCTTGTGATCAACGGCGGCGGGATCGCCGGGGTGTTCACCGACGAGAAGCAGGCACGGGAGTTCGCGGAGTCCGTGGCGGGGCTGCTGGTGCACGTCCCCGTGGACGGGGACTACCGCGATCAGTGACCAGCCGCACGACATAGCGACCTTCTTGACCTGCAAAGACTTGACATAACCGCAGGCAGTGAGGCTAAAAGTAAGCGCCGGGAGGCCTGATCTGATGTCGATGACCGAGCGCATCCCGCTGGACCGGATCAGCGAGCGCGCGCGTGCCGCGCGCCCGGGCCGGACGGCCCTGGCCGTGGTCGCCGGGCTGCTGTTCGGGCTGGGCTGGCTGGCGTTCAAGGCGTGCGCGGTGGCGTGGCTGGCGGTGGCGTGGTGCGGTTCCGCGGTGATCGAGGGCTGGCAGGCCAGCAGGCAGGCTGAGACGGTCCGGAGGGCCCGTGCCGGGCGCGTTAGGTGAGGTCTGGCGGCAGTGTCCTCGACCGGGTCAACGCCCGGTTCGCGACTGCCCGTGGTCGCCCGCGCGCTCTCTCGGTTGATGAATATGCGAGCTGGTTTTCGTATAACGGCAGCTCCTATCCCATCTTGCAGACGACGTATTCGACCATCGACCAGGAGCGCATCAGCCTCGACGCGGCGCACGCGGCGAAGACGTCGGGGCCGGTGTTCGCCCTGTGCCTGGCCCGTGCCCAGGTCTTTGCTCAAGCGCGGTTTCAGTGGACGCGCATGTCGGGCGCGCAGCCGGGTGACCTGTTCGGCACGGCCGAGCTGGCGCCGCTGGAGCGGCCGTGGGCGGGCGGGACGACGTCGAGCCTGCTGACCCGGATGGAGTGGGACGCCAGCACGGCGGGGAACGCCTACGTGCGCCGCAAGGGGCCGACGCTGCACCGGCTGCACCCGTCGTGGGTGATCATCGTCATGGGCTCGCAGGAGGACGCGGAGAACCCGTCGATGGCCGCGGACACGGTCGTGGCCGGGTACCTGTGGGTGCCGCCGGGCGGCAAGATGATGTTCTTCACCCCGCAGCAGGTTGCGCACTACGCGCCCATCCCGGACCCGGACGCGCACTTCCTGGGCATGTCGTGGATCACGCCGGTGCTGCGGGAGCTGCAGGGCGACCAGGCCAGCACTGAGCACAAGTGGCAGTTCTTCAGCAACTCGGCGACGCCGAACATCGCGATCAGCTTCGACCCGGGTGTCGCGATCGACGCGGTGCGGGAGTTCAAGGAGCTGCTGGAGACTGAGCACCGCGGCGTGGCGAACGCGTTCAAGACGCTGTACCTGGGCGGCGGCGCGAAGCCCGTCCCGGTCGGCAGCAGTTTCAAGGACATGGACTACGCGGCGATCCAGGGCCGCGCGGAGTCGCGGCTGGCCGCCGCGGCCGGGGTGCCGCCGTCGTGGGTCGGGTTCGCGGAGGGCCTCGAGGGCAGCGCGCTGAACGCCGGGAACTTCGACTCGGCCCGCCGCCGGTTCTCCGACGGCACGCTGGTGGACCTGTGGACGTCGGCGGCGGGGGCGCTGGAGCCGGTCCTGGACCGGCCGCGGGACAAGCGCGGCAGGCCGCTGGAGGAGCCAGGCCAGTCGCGCGCGACGCTGTGGTACGACAGCAGAATTCCATTTATGCGAGTCGATGCCGCCGACGCCGCTACTATCCAGAGCACCGAGGCACTGACGATCACGGCGCTGATCCGGGACGGCTTCGAGCCGGACAGCGTAATAAAGGCCGTGGCGAATAGCGACTGGAGCCTCTTGCGGCATTCGGGCCTGCTTTCCGTCCAGTTGCAAGACCCCGCCGCGCCGGCCCAGCAGCCCGCGCCGGGGTCGGGTTTCCCGGCCATGCCGGCGATCCCAGCGAACGGGAACGGAGCGCGGAAATGAGCAGATCGCCGACGCTGTCGGTTGAGCCTGACCAGCAGTCCGGATCGCTCCTGGCGCTGCGCGAGGTCCGCATCGCCCCGACGGCGGCCGTCCCGTACGGTCGCCGCGCCGTCCTGTGCCGCTGCGACTGCGGCACGGAGACCGTGGTGAAGCTGGCCGACTTCTGCCGGGGAATAGCGGTGTCCTGCGGATGCAGGAAGCGCCGCACGATGATCCTGCGCAACCGCACGGCCAGCCCGAACGTGACGCATGGGCTGGGGAAGCACTGGCTCTACCAGACCTGGCACAAGATGCTGGACCGCTGCGAGAACCCGGATGCCAAGGACTACGCGCGCTACGGCGCGCGCGGGATCCGGGTCTGCGCCCGCTGGCACGATGTCGCGCTCTTCGTCGAGGACATCGAGCGCGACCTCGGCGACCGCCCGGCCGGCTGGACGCTCGACCGGATCGACAACGACGGCAATTACGAGCCGGGGAATGTCCGGTGGGCATCCGCGGCAACTCAGGCGGCTAACCGCCGCCGTCCCCTAGCGAAGGCAGGCGCCTGATGCGCGCGGATAACCGCCAGCCGGACGGCAAGAGCTGGTACCGGATCACCAACCAGTCGGATGGCCCGGCGCAGGTCTATTTGTACGATGTCATAGGCCTGTTTGGCGTTTCCGCGAAGGACTTCCTGGCCGACCTGGCCGCCATCGACGGCCCCGTCGACGTGCACATCAACTCTGACGGCGGGGACTGCTTCGAGGCGTTCGCGATCTACGGGGCGCTGCTGGCCCGGCCGGGCGTGACGACGATCGTCGACTCGGTTGCGGCATCGGCGGCGAGCGTTATCGCGATGGCGGGCGAGCAGCGGCTGATGGCGCGGACGTCGCAGATGATGATCCACGACGCGTGGGCCGGGATCGACGGGAACGCCGCCGACCTAGAGCACATGATGGGCCGGCTGAACGTGATGTCGGGGCAGGTGGCCGGGATCTACGCGGACACCGCGGGCGGCACCCCGGAGCACTGGCGGGGCCTGATGCAGGCCGAGACGTGGTTCACGCCGGAGCAGGCGCTGGCCGCCGGGCTGATCACCGGGATCGTCGCGGGCAGCCGGGTCCCGGTGCCCGCCGGCGCCGGCGCGGCGGCCGCGGCGCAGCAGGGCGGCATTCTCGCGGCCGCGCACGTTCCGTGGGACCCGGACGGCGACGGTGACGACGACTCGACCCCGGAGGGTGACACCGATCACTCGCACTGGGCGGCGGACGGCACGCAGAAGAAGTCCGTCCCCGGCAAGCCGATGCCGGGGCAGCCGCCGGCGGAGGACCCGACGCCGAACAACGCCGCGCCGGCCGCGGCCCCGGCATCACAAGCAGCGGCGGTCACGCCGTCAGGAAGGACAGTCATGGGTAACAACGACGGCACGCTGACCATCGAGGGGCGGCGGTCGCGGATAGCGGAGATCGAGGGCCGGTGCCGGGAGGTGATGGCGTCCTACCCGGCGTCGGTGTTTCCCGCGGACGTGCAGACCGAGTGGGACCGGCTGGTGATCGAGTCCCGCGAGCACCGGCAGGCGCTGGAGGCGGTGGACCAGCGCAACGCCGACGTCGCGCAGATGTACGCGGGCAGCCCCGGATCGCACGACGCGCCGCTCGACGATGCCGGCCGGCCGCAGGGCAGCGGCCAGCGCCGGCCGGCCGGCGCGCCCGCGTTCCACCCGTCCCGCGACATCTACGACCTGGTCGGCATCCAGCAGCAGGCCCGCAACCACGAGGAGCTGCCCGGCCTGTACCGCGACAACGCGCTGCGCGCGATCGAGCAGCACCGGTTCCCGGGGACGAACCGGGAGACCGCACAGGAGAACGTGGCGAGACTGCTCGACTCGGTCTCCGATGACCACCGCGGCGAGGTGGCGCGGCGGATCCTGGCGACCGGCTCCCCCGCGTACACGCGGGTGTTCGGACGGGCGCTGCAGGCCGGGAACCCCGGTGCGCTCGGCGGGCAGGACGCGCAGATCCTGGCTCTGGGCGAGTCGCCGGACACCGCCGGCGGCTACGCGGTGCCGTTCCAGCTGGACCCGACTCTGGTGTTGACAACGAGTGGCGGGGTGTCGCCTCTGCGTGACATCTCTCGGGTTGAGCGGATCGTGGGGAAGGAGTACGACCTGGTCACGACGGGCAAGGTGATCGTTCAGCGTGTCACTGAGGGCACGCCGGCGGTTGACGGGTCGCCGACGCTGGGGCAGCCGACGGTGCGAGCTAACCGGGTCCAGGGATTTATTCCTTTCAGCGTGGAACTGGAAGGTGACTGGACCGCGCTGCAGGGCGAGATGATGAAGCTGCTCGCTGACGCGAAGTTCATGGAGGAAGCGGACTCCGACGGTGCGACGACCGGATTCTTCCTCGGTACCGGCGTGTCTCCGCAGGCCGGCGGCATCATCACCACGATGCCGGGTGTCGCCGGCGGTTCGGGCGGGTCGTCGGTGCGGACGACCACGGCCCTGGCGTTCGCGCTGGCTGACATCTTCAAGGTGAAGAACGCGCTCGGCAACCGGTACCGGGCACGCGCGCAGTGGGTAGCGAACTCGGCGATCTACGACCTGTGCCGCCAGTTCGGCACGTCGATCGCGAACATCTGGGCGGAGTCGCTGCAGGCGGGTGTGCCGTCGAAGCTGATCGGCTACCCGGTGAACGAGGGCACCGCGATGTCCTCGGCGACCGGGACGACGCTGTCCCCGATCCTCATATACGGCGCGTTCGATAATTACCTGATCGTCGACCGCGTCGGGATGAACCTGGAGCTGGTGCCGACGCTCACGCGGCAGGCGACTGCCGGTGCCGGCGTCGGAATGCCGGTCGGCCAGCGCGGATATTACTGCTGGTGGCGGAACAACGCGGTCATCGTGAATGCGAATGCTTTCCGCGTGCTGCAGCCTTAGAATGGTGAGGCCGGGAAGGGCTAATTCCCGGCCTCTGCCAGGAACACCTATCTCGGAGGTGCGCCGGCGTGGGCGAGTCTACTATCCATCGTTCGTGTGTCATCTGCGGTGAGATATTCAGGATCAGGACCGGCACCCAGAAAACATGCGGCCCGGGCTGCTCGCGGGCGCTGCGCCTGGCCACGAGCCGCGAGATAACGCGCAGCAAGTCTGTCCAAGCGGAACCAATGCGGTCAACGGCGGCATGACCCAGACGACAGCCAGTTCAGCCTGGCAGGCTGCCATCGCCGGTGGCGCGAGCGGCAACTCCGGGCAGGCCACGGCACTGGAAGCTGCCGAGATCGACGATGACGGCGGCGGCGGAGCTGCCACGACTGATCCAGTGAATCCGTCGCTTCCCAGGCCGGTGAATAGCGGTCACTCGTGGAAGATGAGCATCACTGGAGTTTTCCCGCGCATATTTGGCTCAGGCGCCTCGTATGGCATCACCGTCACGCTGTTCGCGGTGTGTGAGTAGGAAAGGAAACCTGGCATGTCAGAGGTAATGGTCGCGAACCAGGACGCGGCGGTCATGGTCGGTGACGTGCCGCACGTGCTCCAGAAGGGCGTGACGATGGCGCGGGACACCCACCCGATCGTGAAGGATTACCCGTCGCTGTGGAAGCCGCTGGACGTGCATTACGACGTGGACGAGCCGGAGCCGCCCGCGAAGCCCCCGGCCAAGCCGGCGCCGGCAGCGAGGAAGTAGCCCGGTGGCGTACCTGAACGGCATCGTCTCGGTGCTGAGCGCCAGCGCGACGCCGATCTGCAGGCCAGGCCCGGGCGGCTGCTACGTCCAGAACCTGGGGCCGAACGCGGTGACGCTGGGCGGTTCCGGGGTGACGGCGGGCGCGGGGCTGGTGCTGCCGCCGCTGGTCCCGGCGACGGCGCCGGCGGTGCCCGCGACGGGGGTGGCGCAGTACTCCAACTCGGGTTCGGCCGTCGTGGTGACGGTGTCGGGCGGCACGGTCACCGCGATCGCGGTGAACGGCGTGACGACGGGCCTGACGACGGGCGCCATCTACGTCCCGGCCAGCGGCACGATCACGCTGACGTACTCGGTGGCGCCGACGTGGACGTGGGCGGTGGTGCCGCACGCCCCGGTGTTCATCGCGACGGGGATCCTGCCGCTGTCGCAGGACGCGGATGACCAGCTGTACGGCCGCGCGGCGGCCGGGACCAGCAACGTCGCCTTCCTGGCGGCAGCGTAAAGCGAGGAAGGGGAG